ATCTCATACTTCAGCAACGGGTGTTAGAGGTAAGAGAACAAGTCAAGGTAGAGGTAATGTTGGCTACTCTACCATGAATAAAAATAAGAAAGCTAACCATAAGAAATATAGAGGGCAAGGTAAATGAAAGTAAAACATTTAAAAACTAAAGTAGTTATTGAGTCAAGTAAAGAAGATTATTACGATTTAGTAAACAGGATTAATCAACTCAATGGAATACTTAACACACTACACGAGATAAATGATTTGTATTTATCAGACATTACAACTCTTGAGAAATTAAGATATGAAGTTGTAGACTTACTTGACTTAGGTTGGAGTAGTGATAAATATAAATATGTTGTACAAGGAGGAGATAAATGATAGGCGAACTAATAGGACTTACATTTGTAATAGGCTTTATGTTATTCTGTATAGCAGGTGTTGGATTAATATTAGCAGATAAAAATTATGACAACAAAAGAAAGGACGACTGATTGGTATTTAAAATGGGTTGCAAGTTGTTTTATAATACTAGCAATCTGTTTCAGGTCATTACAAGAGTTTCAGGAAGTAGATTTAATACTAAGTTTTATAGGATGTTTTATGTGGACTTTAGTAGGTTTGATGTGGAACGACAGAGCCTTGATAGTATTAAATGCAGTAGCAACTTTTGTATTGCTAACAGGTATAATTAAATTATTTATTTAGGAGGGAACGATGAACAGAGAAGAATTTTATGAATGGTTAGACAAATGTAAATGTGATTATGTTTATGAAAAAGATGATTATGGTTTAGTTAATATTACTTTTTTTCCTGAAGAAACTGAGGAGACAACATGAACATATTTTATTTTGATGAGTGTCCGGTCAAGTCAGCAGAAGCACAGCCAGATAAGATGCTAGTAAAGATGCCACTTGAAACAGCTCAGATGCTTTGCACAGCTCATAGAGTGTTAGACGGTGATGAGTATGCAGATAGTGTAGGACTTTACAAAACTGCATACAAGAATCATCCATGCACAGTATGGGCTAGACAGTCAAGAGGCAACTATGAATGGTTGTATGTTCACTTCTTAGCTCTTGCAATGGAATATAATTTTAGATACAATAGACAACATGCAAGTTATGTTAAGTTGTTTGAGGCTTTAGAGAAGCACCCAGATAACATACATAAAGGAGACATGACTCCACTTGCACAGGCTATGCCTGATGAATACAAAGATGATAACCCTATTGTGGCTTATAGGAATTATGTGATACATGAGAAGCACTATGCACAATGGAACAAGAACAGGGAGAAGCCTGAATGGTGGACGAGATAAAAGATACTGAACTAACGCCAATGACTAAGGCAGAGTATAGAGCTTGGGAAGATTATGTTAGAAAATATAATGACGATAATCCTAAACACCCTATATGCTATGAACTTACTTGGAACAAGGATGAATATAAAGTTAAATTATTAGATTTAAGAGTTGACAAAGAGGGACAGGAATAATATAATTACTCCGTATAACAGGTATGTCCAAAGGTGTAGCCCTCAACTAACCTTCCTGAACCTAAAGACATACGAGCAATCGTGCTAGTTTCTGGTCTAGTGCCACTAAAACCAGACTGATTTTAAAAGTTTTGCGGGTGTCCGAGCTACTGTAAAACCTTCTCTGGAACGATTAGGTCGCCTTGAAGAAGTTGTAGATGACATGGGATAAGAACTAAACCGGAGACCTTCCCCGCAAATTAGTTGCTCTCTACTTTAGCAGGTATGGGTTTTGAGAATAAAATAAACTCATCCATTTTAACACGAGGGTTATATGAATTTATATTTTAAATCAACAACACTAGACAGGCAGATAGGTTGGACATGGAAAGACATGGACAAAGCTTATTGGGATACTTGGATACCTAAGAAGTCTGATATCAAAATCATTACAAGACTTAACAAAGAACAAAAGAAACAAGTACTTGATGAACTCTGGGAAGACTTACAGAGTGCTATACAATTTACACGAGATAGAAACAATGCAAGAAGAAGAGCAAAAAGACTTGCACAAAAAGAAAAAGTATGATAGACTCCAAACACTTAATACTAAAAACAAACCTATAGGAGGTACAAATATATGTATGAGTATGTAGATGGAAAAGCTATGTGGGCAAATATCAGCACACCAAACACTAAGTTTGAACCACATAAGTACGGAATAGTTGTGCTGACTGACGAAGATACTGCTACTAGATTAGAAGGTCTTGGTTTATCAAGGGTTAGAACCAGAGATGGTCAACCTAAATATGATGAACCTGCTTTCTCATTCAGTAGAAAAGTAGATAGACACGATGGGACAACCAACCCTGCACCTAAATTAGTTGACAACGATGGCAACGATTTAGATATTAGTGTTGGTAATGGCTCAGAAGTTACTGTGAAAATTAAACCTTACACAGGAAAGTATGGTACGTTTGCAGAGTTAATAGCTGTGAAGGTTACTAATCTAGTAGAATATACTGAACCAAGTTCAGATAACGAGGAGTTTTAATTATGATTATTACTATTAAAAATGATGACGGTGAATCAGTCTATGATGTTTCAATGATTGAAGACGAACAGAAGAGAACTAATGCAAGTGTTTCTATCAATAAGATAGGTACATTAAATGTGTTAGTAGAAGCTTTGAACTTTGCTTCACAAGGACATCAGAACAATCTTGAAGCTGTGCTAAAGGAAAGTCCTGAAGCTAAAGTTGAACAAGAAGAAACTGAAACTGAAGAATCTTCAGACGAAGACGAGTCTTTGAACGAAGTATCTTAATTCATAGTGAGGGCTAACATGGATAAAACTTGGGATAAGTTACATCAACCTTGTCCACTTTGCGGAAGTAGTGATGCTGTAGGAATCAATGAAGATGACTCAGCAAAATGCTTTAGCTGTGGAGAGTTTATGCCTAGCTATACTAAAGCATGTGGAGGAAAGGATATGCAAACAGTTACAACAACACCAACTAAACAACCTGATATGGTAGATGAAGGAAAGTTTTCAGCATTAACTGATAGAAAAATTTCTGTACAAACTGCTCAGAAGTATGGGGTGAAATGTGTACACGACTTACAAGGTAATGTCGTTAAGCATTTGTATCCTTATTATAATGGGCATGAGTTATCAGCTACTAAGACTAGGAACTGTAGAGATAAAGACTTCTATGTTTCTGGTACCTATAATGATACAGGATTGTTTGGTCAACAACTTTTCAAGGGCGGTAAATATGTTACCGTTACTGAAGGGGAATGTGATGCTATGGCTACTTATGAACTGCTTGGTTCTAAGTGGGCTGTAGTATCTATCAAACGTGGTGCCAATGGTGCAGTAAGAGACATCAAGGAAAGCTTAGAGTTCTTTGATGACTTTGAAAATGTTATCATTGCTTTTGATAAAGATAAGGCAGGACAAGAAGCTAGTATTAAAGTTGCTAGACTTTTCAAACCGGGCAAGGCTAGAATAGTTACCTTACCTAACGGTTGGAAAGACCCTAACGACATGCTTAAAAACAACAGACATAAAGAGTTTGTTGAAGCTTGGTGGTCGGCTAAAGTTTATACACCCTCTGGTGTTATAAATGTTTCTGAACAACGTGAGAAGTTCCACAATCGTGAGAGAAAAGAAAGTGTACCTTACCCATACGAAGGACTGAATAAGAAACTCTATGGTCTTAGACAAGGTGAACTTGTAACTCTTACAGGTGGTACAGGACTTGGTAAATCAAGTGTAACACGAGAACTTGAACATCATCTTATCAAGAACACTACAGATAATGTAGGTATCATTGCATTAGAAGAAGATTGGAGAAGAACTATTGACGGTATCTTATCCATTGAAGCTAATGCTAGATTATACGTTGACCAAGTTAGAGATAGATTCAGTAAAGAAGAATTAGATAAGTTCTTTGATATACTTTATGACGGTGATAACAAGAATAGAGTATGGGTTCATTCTCATTTTGGAACCAATGACATTGATGATATCTTTACCAAACTTAGATTTATGATAATCGGTTGTGATTGTAAGTGGGTAGTCGTTGACCATCTACACATGTTAGTTAGTGCTGTACATGAAGGAGATGAGAGACGTGCTATTGATTCTATTATGACTAGGCTTAGAAGTTTGGTAGAAGAGACAGGTGCAGGAATCATTTTGGTTTCACACTTGAGACGTGTTGATGGTAACAAAGGACATGAGAATGGTATTGAAGTATCTCTATCTCATCTA